GAGACAAAGCAATTGAACAAATCATCGAACATAGACCATTTAACTCTGTTGAAGAACTTCTCTTTAGCAAAGAGATTGTTTATTCTAAACTCAATAAGAAAGCGCTGGATGTCCTCATTAAAGCAGAGGCAGTAGATGAGCTAATAGACGATAGGTTTAAAAACCAAAAGCATTTTTGGTTATCTGTCGCAGACAACAGGCCAAAGACCAAAAAGAAGTTGGCTGAGAACATAGAAGAGTTTAAAGACACAGAAGATTTTACTAGAGATGAATACATCGAAACAAAAACCAATATTACTGGCATGTTTCCCTTGACATTAGTTGTTTCAGATGATATAGTACAGAGGTTGAATTATTATAAAGTACCAACCATTTCAGAGTGGGATCATGATCTTGGCGTTGCTTGGTTTATACCAAGAGAAGTTATTCAACGTAAAACAGCTAAAGGTCGACCTTACTTTATTGTTAAAACAATAGATAAAAATAGCGTGATGACTGACATTAGATGTTGGGGTGTGAACCCAGAAAAAGATACGTTATTTATTAACCGTCCTTATATGGCAAAACTCAACTTTGATGAACAATGGGGGTTCTCTTCACGCGGTGCGCTGCAGAACTGGAAACTATTAGGTTGACACTTTAAACAATCTTTATTAATATATACTCATCAAAAACTTGGAGAGCAAAAAATGTTATTGGAAGAAATAAAGCAAAAAACTGATGAAGAAATTAGAAAAAGTGGATACTATAGAATATTCGGTGATGTTGATATCGCTAGGCTGGCGCAACTTAGCCACATAGGGACAATTAAAAAAGGAAACAAACTTGAAGAAATCCTCTTTGTGTCTAGTGCAATACCCAATAAAGTAAAAAATTATAAATTTGGAAAAGAAAAACAATTTCCTAGTAAAAAAAATGAGCCGTTTTTTGTAACTAAGTTTCATATTCCCGCTGGTACAGTTATGGATGCTGGTGTTGATATAGATTTGGTTTTGTTTTTAAAAAATGAAGTTTACATTATAGAGTTAAAAGACGGTACCACTTTTGATACAAAAAAATCTGCAGGCGAGATTACTAAAATTACAAAAACAGCCAAATATCTACAAGAGCACGATCCATATGGTCGTGAATTTATTCCAATTGTAGCCGTCTGGAACGCGACTGATAAAAAACAAATAAGCATTAAAGACAAACGAGCAACTAAAGAAATGCTAATGATTGGCAGAGAGTTGTCAAATCTTTTAAAAATTAATTATGACCACATTTGTAATTCACGCATGTCCTCTGCCCCGAAAAATAAAAAATATATCCTAAATCAGTGGAAACAAATACTTATTGCCGAAGGTGAAATATAATGAAACCATTTTTTAAATGGAGTGGTGGAAAAAGAAAAGAAATACCCCTTGTCGAACCACTTATTCCAAAAAACTATGATACTTTTTATGAGCCATTCTTGGGCGCTGGGGCACTTTGGCTGCACTTAGAGCCCAAAAAGTCTGTGGTTAATGATAACTATGACGAGGTTATTAATTTTTATAAAGTCCTACAGAAAGACACTGATAAATTTATTGAAAAAATAAACTCTTTAAAAGCCTCTTATGTTTCTGAAATGAAGTCAGTAGTTCGTGATAAGAGTGTTGAAGAGAGCATCACAAAACTCAATGCAGAGCTAGATCTTTTAGATTCCCCTACGTTAAGAAAAGATTTAAAAAGCGAAATTTCTAAACTTAAAAAGATAAAAGTTGACTGCGAAGATCAAAAAGAAAAAATACAAGATGTTGTTAATTGCTTTTCCTCTTGGGAGAATGAATTAAAGGAAAGAAGAAAAAAGATAAAAAATCTTAAGGAAGAGTTAAATAAAGATATTTATCCGATTGCTGATAAGTATTATTACCACTACAGAGATAACAATTTCACTACAGACTTTGACAAAGCTGTGAGGTTTTATATGCTCAGGCAGCTTTCTTTTTCTGGAATGTTAAGATTTGATTCAGATGGTAATTTTAATATTCCATATGGTTGGTATGATAGCTTCAAGGGAATTGAGCAAGAAGCAGAGAAAATAAAAGAAGTCTTTGGTAATACAACTTTTCTTTACACAGATTGGGAAAAGTCATTAGCTAGTGCAACTAAAAACGATTTTGTATTTTTAGACCCTCCCTACACAACAAGAACGTTTAGCACTTATCATCCGGATGGAGATTTTGGAAAAGACGAACAGATAAGATTAGCTAATTGGTTTAAATCTAAAAAAAGCCAAGCTCTTATCATAATTAACAAAGATGAGTTTACCGAGAGCCTGTATAAAGACTACATAATAAATGTCTATGATTATGAATATTCAGTTAAGTATCGTGATCGTATTGGCAAAAATGAATTAAAAATAAAACACTTATTAGCAAAAAACTATTGAGGAGATATCATGCAACTTAAAGTATTTAGATTACGACACACTGCAAAATTACCTAAGCGAGCACACGATGGAGATGCAGGAATGGATTTTTATTTTTGTCCAAAACAAGGAGGCTCTAAAAGGGTGGTTATACATGCAGGCGAAACAAAAATGTTTCCGACAGGAATTAAAGCGGAGATCCCAAAGGGATATATGCTGGAGATAAAAAACAAGTCCAGCGTGGCCGCAAAAAAACAATTGTTAGTAGGCGCTTGTGTTGTTGATGCGGGTTATGATGGTGAAATATTCATTAATCTTCATAATATTGGTAGGCAATCACACTGGTTTAAAGATGGTGACAAGGTAGCTCAAGGTGTACTAATACCAGTGGATCTTTGCGAGGTAGTTGAAACTGAAGACCCAGATAGCTTAAATAAAGATACCACCAGAGGAGATGGTGCCCTCGGTAGTACAGGGAGCAGATAATGGGTCTCGAAAGAAAGTTACGACGCAAAAAAGCGAACAAGGCAAAGAAAAGGGCAGATAAAGAATTAGCTACAAAAGTTGCACTTTTTGGAAAATTACCAGATAAATGCTTGACATGTGAAGAACCTTTTGATAAACTAAATCGTGAACAAGTAATGAGTTGGAGTGTTGTCGTAAGACAACAAGAGGAAAAAGTCAACCTTTACTGTCCTAGATGCTGGCAGAACGCCCAGCAAGCAATGAAAAAAATTATGGAGGATAAAGATGCAGTTTTACCCACAACGTAAAAAAGGCTTCATCTTTAATGAAGATGTTGCAGAAGATCTTGGCATTCTAAATGAGTACAGGGTATATCAAGAAGACTATGACTATGATCCACTAGTTGAAGCATTCAATCAAAAGTTTGGTGTTGAGCCTGAATACCCAAAGCATTTTAAATGGGAAAAAGGTGGATACGTTCAAGGTCTACAAGGCTTTGACTGGGACACCGAGTATCTTCTTTTTGATACTTATGTCGAACAACAGTATCCTGATGAGTGGGATAAGTTCATTAATAGTTTAGAAGATATGGATATTGATCTCATCGAAGGTTCTTGGTCGGAGTTAGGATGAGTGAAGATAAAGTTAATCGACCAAATCATTATAATATAAATTGGAAAGGCGAACAAGCAATAGAAACCTACCACTATATTCGTTCTTGGAAGATGGACTATCCAGAGTCTAATATAATAAAATACGTAACTCGCCATCCCTATAAGGGAAAGTCTTTAGAAGATTTAAAAAAAGCACGTTGGTACCTCGATAAACTTATTGAAGAGGTAGAGGCAAAGGAAGGGGCATGAAAGAAGCACTAACTTATGATGATGTACTTTTAGTACCGCAGTATTCAGATATTAAAAGTAGAAAAGAAGTTGATTTAACTTCTGCTCTTGATGCAAGCTTGATTTTAAATCTTCCGATTATCTCATCTCCTATGGATACGGTCACAGAATCAGAAATGGCCTATACTATGGACTCTCTTAGTGGTCTGGGTATTATTCATCGTTATAACTCAATAGAAGAGCAAGCAGGTTTGGTTGCTGAAGTAATTAATGCTGGTGCCACTAACGTTGGTGCGGCAGTCGGAATTAGCGGTGATTATTTTGAGAGAGCACAAACACTTGTAGAAAATGGTGCAGGCGTTCTTTGTGTTGATGTAGCCCATGGACATCATATTTTGATGAAAGATGTCCTTGGCGTTCTTAAGAAATCATTTGGCGACTCAGTTCATATCATGGCTGGGAATGTTGCCACATTAGAAGGAATAAATGATTTAGCTCAGTGGGGCGCAAATTCTGTGCGCTGTAACATAGGTGGCGGATCTATTTGTTCTACAAGAATACAAACAGGCCACGGTTTGCCTGGACTGCAAACTATTTTTGATTGTGCTCAAACTGAGCATGACGTTGCTATTATTGCAGATGGTGGTATTAGAACCGCTGGTGATATTGTAAAAGCTCTGGCCGCTGGTGCTGATTTTGTTATGCTAGGTTCACTTCTAGCAGGGACAGACGAAACACCAGGAGAAGTTGTACAGTTACCAAGTGGAATGAAAAAGCGTTACCGTGGAATGGCATCTAAAGATGCTCAAATGGATTGGCGAGGTCGGTATAGTTCCAATGAAGGTGTAAGCACTTTCATTGATTACAAAGGCTCAGTCGTGGATATTCTACAAGATCTCCGCGGCGGCATGTTGTCTGGCTTATCTTATTCGGGATGTAGAACCATTAAAAGGCTGCAAGCAACAGCCCAATGGACAAGACAGACAACTGCCGGTTTGTCCGAAAGTAAGACCCACATCCTATCTAAATGAAAAAAAGAAAAGCAAAACCCGAAGAAGCGAAAACTATTACTATTGATAGTCTGGAAACATTAGACACCAACTTAAGAATTAAACTAAAGTTCGATGACATAACAAAGTTTTGGTTTTTTAATGAATACATTAAAGGTTATCTTTTAGATGACCCGCTTCTTCAACCCTTCATAGAAAAAATAAAAGAAAGTAGTATAATGGCGAGAAAACATAAACTTAAAAAAAATCGCCAACTGCTTGAAAAAGAAAAAGATGTTATAAATAAATTCGGATTGGATTTGAATGATATAGAAAATATTTTTGACCTAATTGAAAGTGAGGAATAATATGAAAAAATGTGCAAAAGAGGCAATGGAGACTGACTGTATATGTGATAGACAGCATTGTAGATTGTGGATGAATTACAAAAAAGATTTAAATTGCACAGATGTTTCTATAAAAAAACACGGTAGATTAGGTCTTAAAGAAGTTGGCGAGAGACTAGGTATATCATATGTCCGTGTTTCTCAAATAGAAAAAGAAGCATTTAAGAAATTAAAAAAGAAAAATTTTGAGTTAGAAGATACTATTTATAACAC